GACACCTTTCACTATTACAAGTTGCATATGGTTGATAGTATCCATCTCCCTCAACTACTGTTGTTGCTGGTCTGCCACAGAAGAAACATCTTTGCTTTGGATTTTGTCCCATTAAGTTTTGGAAACCTGGCATACCACCTTTAATAAAACCTGGCATACCACCTTTAATACTTATACCTTTACCCCAAGGATTAGCTAAAGTTTTATATGATTCTTGATTACCTACTGGTTTCCTACCAAATCTTACATCGAATAAATCTTCTTTTGGATATTTTGAAATAGGAATATAATCAACCATAGAGTATAGGAAATCTTCTGCTTGACCTTGACACCTTTCACTATTACAAGTTGCATATGGTTGATAGTATCCATCTCCCTCAACTACTGTTGTTGCTGGTCTGCCACAGAAGAAACATCTTTGCTTTGGATTTTGTCCCATTAAGTTTTGGAAACCACCACGTTGTTTCATATTTAATACATATGGGAATAAATTATTTTCAATTGCTTGTTGATATGCTTTTTGACCACCAATCATTTTATCTGGTGGAATCCAAACTTGAGAAATAGATTCTAGTTTTGGTCGACTAGAACCAGTGATCCATTCTCTTTCCATTATACTTCTGCCACGATATTTTGCATCAGGCTTTGCTGCTGAAACATCCAGCATTGGATGACCCTTCTTAAATTCCCTTTGAATCATAACATCGGTTGGCTCTTTACCATAGGGCATAAATCTAGCAACATTTGCCCTTTCTCTCAAAACATCTTCTTCTTTATGTTTTAGATAAATAGCCATCTTTTCTTCAAAAGTTGTTCCGTCATCTTTCCAGCCTCTAAATCTGCCTTCAAGCCAAGGCTTTGCAACAAATTTTGTGTGCATTGTGTCTGGTTGATTAATTACTGAATCTATAGCAGATTTAGTGGAAGCTAAACTTTTTTCTGCTACTTCTAACTGATATCGAGCAAATTCTAATTTTTGAGGGTCATCGGTAAATTCTTTACTCGCAAGCCAGTCAAATCCCCACTCTGTATATGCCGAAGGCTTTCCAGTTAAATTAAATCTTTTACCAAGAATACTTTCATAATCACCAGTTTCAAGGGCTTGCATAATAGCAACTTGTTGTCCTTGAGGCATTTCTCCTGGAACACCAAGTCTAGTCTTTCTTCTAAGAATCATATTTTTTTGAATTGGACTAAGACTAGACAATAATGCTTTAAGTTTTTCGGGGTAATTTCTAATTTTTTTAGGACCCTGTTGCCAATCATCTACTAATGATTCTAATGTATATCCTCCACCAATTTCAAATCCCTGAATTCCACCACGTTGTTTACCTTTAATTTTTTCTCTAAGATCTTTTGGAACATTTTTATTTAGTGTTTGTAATGGACTAAGTTTTCCCTCAGCGTAATCATTAAGTCTAATTTTTTTACCGTAGTAATCAATGTTTTCCCTATTTGATAAAAATTTATATGCTCCCGCAATCCAATTTTTTGAATTGCCTTTTGGTGCATCTTTATCTTTAAGATGTGGCACTGCATTTTTAAGAGCTTCAAATAATTTATTTCCCTCTGCTATTGAATCTGGTTGAACATGAACTGCATTTCCCATCCATTTTTTAGCAAAATTTCCTACAACTCCAGTTCCATCAAGCATATTTAACATATTATTAATTAAGCCAACTTCAAATATTTCACTGCCATCCCATTGTTTTGCATTTTGTCCAAAAACTTTTTTATAAACATTTGATTTAGTATGAGCAATTTCAATTCTACTTGAATTACCAATTCCAAGTTTTCCAGCGTTAATTGATCTTTTTTGAATGAATGGAGAATTTAAACCACCCGAAATAGCTTTTTTCCAATCTGATGGGGCTGATGATCTTTGAATTCCGTGACCCGTTCCATAAAAAATTGTCCTTATAGGTTTGCGTCCACTACCCCTTACAAATCCTGGAACATCTCCACCATCTTGCATAGCCCATTCTGGATACCCTGCTCCAAATGCTAATTTTCTTTCTGCAGAAGATTTAATTTTATTTGCTTCTTTTGTTGCAAGTGCTTTTTCTGTAGGTGGCTTTTTAATTTGTGGCTCTACTGATGCCCAGGCATCAAAATATGAACTCATATCCATCATAGATGCTTTTCTCAAATCTTCAATAATATATGAATAAGCTTTTTGTTCTTCTGGTGTCATCATTGACATATTTGAAAGAGCATTTTCTGCTTTTGCTAGAGCTGCTTTTGCAGCTTCTTGCCATTTTCTTGTAAGACCCTCAGCACCAAGTTCTCTAATAATTGGAGCAGTTGCTTCAGCTCCGTGTCTTCTAGCTCCAGCTTTATCCATTAAAAGAATTGCACGAAGTTGTGCTTCAAGGTCTACAATTGGGGAGTCTAATCTTAATCTTGGCTGCGATGCTTTATCGCCTAAGAAACCTGCACCAACGTCTCCAACAATTCCTTGCCAAAAATTATCTGACTGTAAATCTTTATCTCTTCTGACAGCTGCAGCAAGCATTTGATTAACCGCATTCTCTGGACTAAAATCTCCTGTACTACTTGCAAAAGTTTCGTCATAGGGTGACATAACACCAAACATATGATGACCTGTTTGTGGGTGAGCAAACTTCACAAATTGTTGATTTGGAGTATTAAGCCCAAAAATATCACGAGTTAATTGAGTTCCTCTAGCTTCAATAAGGGCGGAGTCGGCAGTATCGTGACCCTTTAGAACATATTTTTTACCATTAATTTCATAAACACCATTTACACCTGGAATAAGAGAACTCATACCGCCTAGACCTTGAACTTTTGAACCAATATCTGTTAATCCTAAATCAGCAAACCTTCCATTTCTTGCTTCTGAGTCAGCTGCTTCTAGTGCACTCATCCAAGTGGTATATCTTTTTGCCCAACTTTCTGGCATTCCAGAAAGATCTACGCCCTCATTAAATCCTGGAATTCCCCCACCATTTTGGAATCTTGGTGCTCTATTAAAGTTTATGTCGTGAAGAACTCCTCCATATTGTTTAGCAGCATTTTTGTTTACAACAAATTCTCCAGGCTCCAACATAGCAGGTACTTTGTCTCCATCACCTGTTCCTGGCACCCAGGCTGATCCTCCCGTTTGTAATTTCTTAGTTGGTCCTGCAAAACCTACAATTGCAGATTTTAATCTCTGTGCTCCCATTGTTTCTCCAGGACCCAATTGTTCTGCAAAAGAATTTCCTTTTCTTTGAGCTTCAAGGGCAATATCTGCTTCTAGGTTTCTTCCCGCCATAAGTGCTTCTGTTGGTGTAGATGCACTAGCAATTTGCGAGGTAATCATTAATCTGTAATTGCCAATTTCTCTAACAGCATCAGCAGATAGTGTGTCAACAAATTGTTGCCACGCAACAGAAATTCTTCCAGCACGAGATTGTGAATCTCCACTGGTCATAATTCTTTTAACTTGACTGTTTAAATCATCAATTGCTGTTTCTGATCCAGCTAAAAGTGCTTTTTGAGTAACAAGATTATCTACAACAGATTTGCTGACTTGACTTGCCTCAAATGTAACTTTATCAATAATTATTTCAAGTTCCGCAATTTGGGCATCTGTTAATTGGCGACCTTTTTGACTTGTAAACCCAAGAATTCTTGTTAATTCTTCTCCTGCTAATTCTTCATCTTTAATTTTTCCACGAATAATTTGATCATGAATATCAACAAGTCTTTGAGTTTCTCTGGCAAAAATTTCATCTTTTGTAGGACCGCCCGCATTTCCATAAATAACATTTTCCTGACCATATCTTCTTTGAAGAAGACCTGCAGCAGAACCTTGTGGAACCATTCCATACTGAGCCATTTGACCCTCTTCAAAGTATTGCTTAAACTTTTTAGAGCCTTCGTCTTGACCGTGTTTAGAAATATATCCAGCTTCAACTGCTTGTAATTGGGGGGTAGCAGAAGGATTAGCATAATATTGTTTTAATGCTTCTGCCTTAGAAGTATAGTGTGGTCTTTCTCCACCTTGTTGCTTTGAATCCGCTTCATACAGATGCAGGGCAGTAAGTTCATCCTTAGACATTGTTGCATACTTTGTATTAGGAATGTATGGAGTAATTGGGTGTCCTGCAATATCAAGCAGGTTCTCTGAAAGTTTTTGAATTTCTCTATTTAGAATAGCAAATGCTTGTGTAGCATTTTTAGCATTTTCCCCAAGCATATCTGTATTGTGAGATGCTGCTAAAGAACTGGTATCAATCTGCTCAAAATAATTTTGAATTCCTTGAAAAGCACCTTTTAGTCCAGATGCTTCAGTACCAATTCCCTGGAAGCCTTGCTTCCACATTCTAAAGAAGTTGGCACCCTTAACAAGAGATCCTACAAGGTTAATCATCAAACCACTAAGCATAAGGATAGGACCAACCAATGCGGTACCGCCAAGAACTCCCATCAAAACATTCTTTAATGGACTAAACTTATTTACAACATCAAGGAACTTAGAAAATATATTCATAGCCTTGGTAGCCCAAGTAATAAACTTTTCACCTAAAGGAAGAAGTTGGGTTTTAAATTCTTGAATAGCACGATTGTATTTTCCGCTAACGCTATTTGCTTGCTTTTCAAGTTCCTTTGCTGACAAAGCAGCTAGTTGTGTAGATGAAGCCATAGCAAGCTGGAATACTTGATTTGTCTGACTATTTGCAGCACCCAAATTATTGATAAGTGCGGTAATTTTAGCAAACTGAAACTTACCAAATAAGTTTTCAATTAATCTAGCCTTGTCTTGTGGAGCAACTCCATCAAGTGCTATCTGTAAATCTTTAATCATTAACAAAAGATTTCCAGCATCTCTTGATGTGATTTCTTTAATATTAATTCCAAACTCTGTAAATGCTTTGGTAGCCTTAGTGCTTGGATTAATTAATGATGCCATTGCAGATTTAATAGCATTTGCACCTTCTGCTGCTGGAACTCCCGCTTCTTTTAGAGCAACCATCATAGCAGCTAGATCTTTGTAACTTCCGCCTAATTGATTAATTACGTTTGATGCTCTTGGAAGTGCTTCTACTAAGTCAGCCATCGATGTGCTAGTTTGGTTTTCTACTGCGTTAAGGAAATCTACGGCTTTTGCTGTATCATCTGTTGTTAACTTAAATGTTTTTTGAAGTGCAATAGTTGCTTTGATTGCACTTTGTTGATCTAACTCTCCAAGAGTTGTAAGACGCATAACTTCTTTAGTAGATTTAATAAGATCTTGACCCTGCAAGCCAGTTGCTGCCAAATCTGCAGCGACTGCAGTAGTAGCTTGAGCAGTCACACCATAAGCTTTAGAAAGTTCTGCTGCTAAATCTAAAGTTTGCTTTCTAATTGCGTCAAGGGTTTCTTGAGATGTAATAGTTAAACCAGATCCATAAACTTTAGCCAATCTTGTTAATTCTTTATCTACATCTTGGAATACCTTGGATGCTTGTGCACCAAATGCAATCATTGGTACGGTAAGACCTACTGTAAGTTGTCGACCTGTCCATTGTGTATTTTTACCAAGGTTAATAAGTTCTGTGCCCATACCACGAATTGCGGAGTTCAAAGCTCTTGTTTTAATATTCATAGCTTCTTGTGTTGCACCAAGAGTTTTAAGGTCAGCGTTGATGCTAGTAATTACTCTTGAGTACCCCGTTTTTAGTGCATCTGGAATAACAAACGACTTAGCAATCCTCGCTTGAGAATCTGCTAAGTCGTTTAGTTGATTGCTTGTTTCTTTGTTTCTATTTTTCCAAAGGTCAAAATATTGATGAAGACCAAGTTTTCCTCTTTCAAGGTTTGAACCTAACTCGTCAATATGGTCTGTAGATTTTACTAACTCCATATTGAAAGCACGAGTTGACAAAATCATTTGGTCAAAGCGTTTTTGAATACTTTGAATTTCGTCTGCTGTTTGCTTTCCAGATGTACCAAGAAGTGGTTGGGCTTGTAGCGTTGATATAGATGCTTTTAACTTACCAATCTCAGTTTGTACCTGAGAAAAGTTAGCAAAAGCATTAACATTAAAATCAATACTACTAGCCATTAGCCCTCCACAACATGCCCAAGTCCCATACCAACTCCAAAGCCATCTTTACTAGCTCTCCAGCCCTTAAGATCGGCAATGTCTGCTTTCTGTTCCTCTTCTTTTTCTTCAAGTTCAATTCCCTGGAGTGCAGCCATAAATTTATTTTGTCTATCTTCTTTGTCATGCATTGCTTTAAGTGTTGCAAGCAATTCTTCAATAGATATACTAGACTCAAGTTCATCATAATTCTTCCAATGACCCAGAAGAAAAACTTCTGCTTCCAAAGTGGCTAAATCTAGTTCACTCCAACTAGATCCGCCACCGCTTGGTTTGGGTCATTAAGTTTTAGCCCTCCAGCAATTTCTAAGATTTTCATCATTGTAGGTACTTCAATGACTTCTTCAAATGTATCTCTATCTTCTGCAAGCTTTGGGTTTAATTGCTCAAGGCAAATCATTGCTGCTTCAATAAAGATTTCCATTACTTGATCTTCATCTGTAACTGATGGGTCATCCATTTTCTTGATTACCGCCAAAAATTTCTTTAGATGCTTGATTGTTAATGGTCTGATTACTAATGTTTCTCCGTTTGATAATTGAATTTCTTCAATATCATATACTGTTGTTGCCAAAGCAACCTCCTTATTTCTATAATAGAATTATACCAAAAAATGTATTAAATACATAAATGCCCCCGATTTCTCAGGGGCATTTACTAAGCTATTAACTTTAGCCATAAACACGATCAATGATAACACCATATTCGGCACCATCATAAGCATCAGCGTCATCAGCCAAGCAGCGGAAGCTAACTGGGAATACAGTTGCAGCATCACGCTTTAAGCCATGAGATGTAGTATCTACCTGAACAACTCTACGAGCAACATAAACTCTTTCTTTAAAGTTGGATGTTGATGTTGTACCTAATTGTACCTCAGATGGGGTTTGCGTATCTGCAGCGGTTGCACCAATTTGATATGGAGCATTACCTACAGCTACAATGGAACGCTCAACTGGAGCATCTCCTAATGCACCACCTGCAATAGCAAGTGTAGCGTTAGCAGCAGCAGTACCTGATGCACTGTATGCAAGTATAACATTGTGTAAAGCATTTCCATTGGTAATGCTTGTTCCAGTGTTGTAACCTTGTGCAGTACCATTAAGGGTAATGCTTGCAGCACCAATTGGTAATGCTGTAGTAATTAAACCACCACTTACCTGAGTAACAGCAACAACTGCACCAGAACTATCTCTAGTAATGTTGTAAGTTGGAGATGCACCTGCAGCAAATGCTAAAGTACCACTAGTTACCACACCAGTTACAGGAGTAGCTGTTGTTAAACCAGCAAATGTAGTAGATGCAGTTCCAGCAGAAGCAATGCTTAGTTTGGCTGGATCTAAAGTAGAAGCACTTGTGAATGATAGCACCTGATTGGTACTAACAACACCAGTGTTTGCAGAAATAGTAACTGCATCTTCATTCTGACCAAATGCTAATTGTACGTTTTCAAGGCTTCCCTCTGTAAGTTCTGTCTTAAGCATAACCTTAAGAGTTGCCTTGAATAGACGAGCTGCGTCAAGCAACTGATCTACCATAACATCGTTATATCCTGGCTCATACGAAATCTCAAAACCATTATTTGTGTAACCAACATCTCTCCATTTTGATGGAGCGTTAAGTAAATAAGTTTTTGCACTTTGATTATTATTCCAAGCTAAATCTACTCCACCAGGAGTAGTGTTTGGACGACCTGCGTTGGTTCCACGAGATACGAAGATCTGAGCAGCACCAACGAGAATATTTCTTACGTCTGACATATTTTTTTCACCTCTTTTCTTTTTAGAAAATTAGCAATTTTCACTTCCTCATAAATAGTTTATCCTATAAGAATGAAAAAGCCAAATTACTGATATCTACCATTGTTGTCTAAATGTCTTGCATATGATACATAAAGTTTTACTTCACCCATCATAAACCCGCCCTCGCTTGCAAAGTGTTGAGGGGATATAGATGAATCGATAGATATGTAATGAAAGTCGTAGTATCCAGAAATATCTGGGTAACTATTTAAATCCTTTGCAGATTCATCATGCCTTCTAAATAAATCTTTTAACAAAGACATAATTTGTGTAATTGAATCATAGTTTGGAGAAACAATAGTGTATGTAACTAATTGATTTGATATCCACCAGTTTTCTTGCGTTGGCATTTCTTCATAATCATAAATAAGATATGCTTGACCTGGGATTAAGTTATTAAGTTCTGGAATTTGCTGTGCTGGAATAACTGGAATAATTGGATCTGTAAAACTGTCTGCAATATAATCACTTTCCATCAAGATGTTATTAGTTTTTAGTTTATCCCAAATATATTTGTTTAGGTCAAACACTGGGTGTATTGAATAGTTTGGCATTATACTTCAACAACTCCTTGAGCATATTTTTCTGTAACTACTCTAATAGCTTCTCTTGCATTCTTTTTGTCTTTTTTATTTCCGTCCAAAGATTTTGCTACAGCATTTTCAATATTTAAAAACAACCTTGAACTTATTACTACTTTTTCTGCTTTAGTGTTATACCACTTTTTAGCAAATTTTTCAAAGGAGTTTTTTGTTCCTCTCCCGCCTGGATGAGAAATTTTAACAATTTTGTGGGGGGCAACAAAATGAACTTTTCCATCTTTTTGTGAAAGAAAAGCTATGTAGTCTTTAGTTGTAAATGAAATTGGTTTTCCAGATTCCATAACCTCTGCCTTGTTAGCAAAAATACTTTTTTTAGTAACAGACCTTTTTGAATTTGATTTTTTAGGCATATTAGGAATTGGAACATTTGTTCTTGATTGTTTAAATTTAAATCCAACTTTTAAATTTCCATAGTTTACAGAATTTCTTTTGACAACAAAAAGTTTTTGATTATTATTTGCCACCTTATTCCACTCGTACATATGAAAATATTTTTTAGGATTAATTATAGATTCTTTTGAAAAATCTTTAACAAATTGTTTTGAAGTAATTGTAAATACTGCTTTCGCTATCTGAGTTTTTGAAGTGGGTGAAACTAGTTCTTTGATACCTTCAATTTTTAAATCCAATTCTTCAAAAAGCAAATCAATTTTACTAAACTGCAATGATATCATTATTTTGAACCTGTGCCCTTCGTAGATTACACTCATAATAAGCAATTTTTCCAAATGGATCTAAAACAGGGTGCATAGCTACAATATCAAAAATTGTATCCTCTAAGCTTATTCGATCATACTCAAGGAATATCTTTTCTCCATTTGCTGAGGTAATTCCACTAATTCTAAAACGCTTACTTAATCTAACATCTGTTTGTAGTTTAATGTCAAGGTTTTCAGCATATCCCGCTGCCCCACCAGCATAACTTTTAGTATCTGTAGAGCCTTTTCCAGATTTATTTGCTGGAACCATTGCTCTGCAGGAAATTGTTTGATCATAAATCCATTGACGAGTCATTGCACCACTATCTGATTGAACATTTTTCTGAATATAAACTTCGGCGGTCATATTCATGAAAGTGTTGGTATAAGAGTTTAATTGAAAAATTCCCAATTAAATCACAACCATATTGATATTTCTATACCCATCTAGTATTGAATCTACAATAACATTTCCAGTTCCATTGAATGCTCCCTTTGCTAACTCAAAAGATACTTCTGCAAGACTAATTTTGTTTAGGTACTTTGTTCTCCAAGCAGCATCATTTGACATTAAATCTCCGCAAAGTAACATTGTACATAATTTAACATCTTGTGGAACATAGTTGTATCCAAACTGACCAACAACCTTATATCTAGTATGATTTCTGAATGATCCGTAATAAAGAATAGTTGGGTCAACTTGATTATCGTACCGAACGTCTCCATAAGATGTATCCATTTTAATTCTCATAGCTTTTCCAGTTGGAGTAAGCTCTACATCATATCCAAAAATATTATAATTGTTTGTATAATCTATAACAAGTTGACTATTTTCATATACCTTGTCAATTGTCAGCATTCTTTCTGTTAGCTCTAAAGCATCCGAGCCACTTCCAAATTGTTCTTGAGAGTCATATCTTGTTCCAAATTTTTGACCAGTATAATTTTCTACCATTAGTCTTGCTACTTGTTCTGCAACTGTTATGTCATGCTCTGAATAATAATTTAAGTCTGAGGGTTTTGGACCAATATTGTAATAATCTACAATATCACTAACTAATGCATAAGGAGTTACAATTTGAACATACTGTGTTTGAAAAGTAGATGCGCTATTAACCACATAGTCCCACCTAACTTTTAGCACCCGATTTAATGTTGTAAAGTTTGCATATAGGTCAAAGGTGTACCTACCATCTGGGGGAGCGTTAAAAGCAGACCCAGAAGTAATTGATGCAGAGGTATCCGCATCTGTTATAGTTACAAATACGGATCCATCTGCATTTGATAAATAACCGTTCTTATATATATCTAATGTGAGCGTTTGATTCGTTCCATTATGAATTTGTTGCACTTACTTCCTCCAACAAATTAGCTATAAAATTCCTGGGCTTCCCTAGGTGTAGCTAATCTGAAACCTTCATATGAATCAAAGATTGACTGAGCTTCATTTGCTGTCATAGCAATAAATGGGTGTTGCTTGGTAAATACATGATTTCCAGCTTGGAATGTAAAATTACCCCTATCCATTTTTACCAAAACAACATCTGGAGCATTTCCTTCAATCTTTGGTGGGCGTGGAGTAAAGTCTGGTTCAGGCTCTACTTTTTCCGCCTCAAAGAATCTTTTGTATGCATCGTATGTAACTCCCTCTTCTTCCATAAGCAAAATTAATTGCTGCTTAGAAATTTTGGTTGGTACATCTACTGCAAAAGATTCTGCAATTTCTTTTAGTTCTTTAATTTTAAGAGTATCAAATGACATTTGATTCCTTTCGTTATATAAATATTATACCAAATAATGTTAAAAAAGAATAAAGGGGGCAAATTGCCCCCTTTATCTTTAAATGAACTGAAATTAGAATGTACCCAATCCAGAACCCTGTGCAGCTTGGTTGTTGACACCTGGTTGGAAGTTTACATAAGAACCTCTTGTAGCATCTGGGTTTGTGGTTAGGGATCCGATTGATCCTGCACCTAGAGAAGATACTGATGGAGCTTCTGTGCCAGAAACTCTAACATTCTGTACGATAACATGTGCGTCATAGTTTTCAATTGCACAACCAACACGGATAAAGAGAGTGTACTCAA